AGAATATTGAAACATAAGATTTGCAATTCTATCTAATTTGCTGAAGTCACCTTCACACAATTCCATTGCTATATCACGAGCAGACGACATTACTTCATCTGAAATAAGTGCTTCCGCAGAAGCCTGTTGGATTTTCATTGCAGTTGCGATAGACATTAGTTGCCTTCTTTCTTGTCGGGAGTTGTAATTGTATCAGGGTGTACTGACATTTGGAAGTGATTATCTATGAAGTCGCTCCATAGTTTATTTATATCAAGTTGGGTTGACATAAGTTGTCCTTTCGTTATGCCGTAAGTATAGCAGGTTGCACTGACATATTCTATTTACCCGCCAGTATTTTCATGAGATAAAAATCACATGCCGTAAACGGCGTGTCGTACTTGACACGACACGCCCGAACGGGTCGATGCATTTTTATGCAGCTTTATAAATAATTATTCAAATTTGTTTTTATGTTTGCGTTTGCGATTATATTTTTTCTTTGATGGAATTGCAGTTGCAGCATTACTGCGACGCAACTCTTGAATTCTCTTTACTTTTTCCATGATCTTACCTTTCAACAACTCTGCGACCTTCACGATAAAAAATCTTTGTGTAACATTTGCCCGATGGCGTGTAGAGATTTACAGTTGAATATTTATCTGCAAATCCCCAGTCAATAAACTTTGCAAACTCTTTGTGTGCTTGCAATTCATCTGCATATTGAAAAGAAAAATCAGGTGATTTATTTTCATCATATGTTACAGTAATTTTATACATTATTAAGCCTCGCTTCTTGCGAATAGTTGATGATATTCCGCAACTTCATCTGCGGGAATATTGTAGGGGTTGCAATCGCAATAATCGAAATCATAGTCGCCGTCTGGAGATACCCAGCCAGTTACGCCTTGACCATAGCAATCTGAGCAATTTACAATTTGCTCTAACGCATTTTTCATATTTGACATTTAGTTGTCCTTTCTTGTCTGACACTCGCATTTATTTACAGTTATTGTATCACCTTGCACTGACACAGTTGCGAGAGTATCGCACCCATCGCATAAGAATACATTTGATAAATTATCTAGTAGGTTTCCCATTTACTTAGCCCCCTCATTTTTCTTAATTGTAGCGGATAGGGCTAACAAGGCTTCTGCCTTGCTTGCTTCACGCTGTGCAATAACGTGAGCCTTGAATTCATCTAGGTTCATTTCTGACCTTCTTTCTGTTTAGGTTTATATTATATCAGGGGGGTCTGACAAGTTGACCCCGTAGGGTGGAGATTCTTACTTACGACATTGGGCTAGAACTTCTCCGAAACTGCCCCTGTTTCGTTATTTAGTTAATCTTTGATTTTAACCGCTACAGTGCGATAAGTCTTGCGACCCCAAGTATTGCTTCCACTATTAGGTGCAATTTCTACAAGATAGGTTTCGCAACCTTCATACCAAATTGGTTGTGGGTGTTTTTCTGCACTGATGATTTCTCCACGCATTGTTCGGGATACATAAGGTTTTCCTACAAGTAGGTTTTCTATTGAATATACATTTGCTGTCACGGTGACACCTTCTTTCTTTATACGGATATTATAGCCTATCGTACTGACATTTTCCACTTTTAAGGGCATTTGTCTCACTATTTGGAGCGTGGCATTTGTGAGAAAAATCACATGTGTTCTTAATCACATGCGACACGCCCGAGTGCGGGTCGACCCAAAAATGTAGTTGAAAGTTAAACCATATTAGTTTAACTTTCAACTATTTATTTAGTTTTTATCGCCAAACATTTCTAACACGATTTGAATTTCTTCATTTGTTAAATGATCAAGCTGAATTGCATCTGCAAAACCAAATGGATCTTTATCGTTCAGCATATACTGTCTCCTTAAATTTTGTACGGTTAAAGTTTTTGTTATCTTGTTCAAATATGTCGCACATATTATTTACAATAAATCTTTTTGCATCAATATCAAGGGCGGGAAACCCATGGTGTATTGAATTTAATAAGTTAGCAAATTGCACATAGTCTTTTCTAGTCATCATTTATTTTTACCCCATCCATTTAGATTTTTGAATTCAGCATATGGTAATTCTAAAGTAATTAGATTACCTTTTACGGCATTGGCACTACGGCTAATTCCATATTTTTGAAGTGTAACTGACATAGTTTCAGTTTCATCATTTAGCGAAAGAATTTCCACAACTTTGTGGTTGATATATTTTGAAGGAGGCAGAAAGAATTTATCTTGTGCCAATTTATTAGCAAGAGAGAGACTCATTTAGATATCTCCCAATCCGACCAAAAACTTAAGCGGTCTGAATCATGTTCAACATAGAAACTTTCTATGTTTTGTTCACACATTTCGCAAAATGTGTAGCATACATCATTGTGAAATGATTTAGCATTTTTATTTGGGGTATGCGACACGCATACTGTGTTTATTGTTAGTGTAGTCATTTTAGACCACCTTTCTTTTGAGAATTTATTTATTGTTATTTAATTGTATGTCGCTAGTATAACAGGGGGGTCTGACATATGCATACGTTATGTTAAGTAAATTATCAGACATTATAGTGCAAATCGGACATTCTTAAAATGTGATTAATCTCACACGTAAGGCGACACTCCCGAGTGCGTCGATTTTTTTTGCATATTTATGCAAGATCATGAATAAAAAAATTAAGCAGTTTTAAGAGTTGCTCAGCTCTTTTATTTTATTCTACATTAAGATTTTTCATGCATTCTTCCCAAAATCTATCTGAGTCAAATTTATCGTTATCTGAAAAAAACATTTCAGAAAAATCATTTACAATATCCTCATATACTTCAATTTTAATTTCTGAGGCATATGAATTTAAGATTTCAGCAGTTGCAACATAGTCTTTGCGTGTCATCATTTTAGTTCTTTTCCTTTTTTTACTTAGTTGTTTTTACCATAGCGAAACGGCGTGAGCCATTTGCCAAGATTAAATTAACACGAGTTACTTTATTAGAAATCGGGGAGAAAGAAGCAATACGACCAGTAACGCCAGTTTTGCTAGTAGTGAATAAGTCTCCGATTTGGTAAGTGTATCCGCTTAGTGTCATTTGTTATGTCCTTTTCTTTTGTTGGGTTTGGGTTGAGCCTTTTTGTATCATGCTCAGGATATTGTGTTACTTAATTGTAACTGTAGTCCAGCGATAATCGCCATTATCTAGCGACAATTTTACACGGGTGCGTGTTTCTGTAACTGGGATAATTTCGGTGATTGTTCCTGTAACATTACTACGCTGTGTAGTAAAGAGGTCGCCAATTTGGTATGTCTTATTTGCTACTGTCATTGTTTCTTTTCCTTTTCTATTAGGTGGTTATTTTCCTAGTATAGCACTAGGGTCTGACATTGTGTCAAATCTATAGGATTTCGTCTGGGTCAAAATCAGGGGTGGGTATGAATAAAGAGTCTGACTCTGATTCAGGCTCCTCATCTATCTCCCATGTGATAAAGTCACGGGGGTCAAGAGTAGATTTAATTTCCCAAGAGTATGTATAAGCCATTAGTCATTTCTCATTTCTTTTATGTCAAGGTAGATAGCATAGCATAGGGGTATGACAACACACGCTAAGGCTAATTGGACTAGAGATGTGATTATTCTCACAATCATTACTTAGCCTCCTTGCAACGGATACTAGTATCGCCCATATAGCGATTTAGACCTCTAACGAAAGTGATTTTTTCGTTACAGTAGAAGCAACTACCATCTTTAGACGGGAAGTGTAGGATAGGCTTAAGGCTATCCGCTGGATTATATAGTGAGTTCATTAGAACTCCTTTCTTTATCAAGAACCTTTCTTGATTTTCTTTATAGTAGAATACTAGCATACTAAATTGGAAAAATCAAGCACCAACACGGACATATTGGACATTATTTATGTGATATAGAACACATAGCGTGCAATATGTCCGATTTGACCTTTATGTGCGCTCTATTTTTTTTAAAAAAAGAGTTTTAAAAGTGGAATCATACAAATTAAAACTCCATTAACATTTTGATCAAAAGTAAAAATACTCACTAGTAACTTATATTGGACAAAAAGAGGCGGGAACTGCTAGAATAGCAGTATGAGAATAGTTATATGTGATATATGTAAGAAGGAGATAGCTTCTAGATCTAAATTTGCCCATATGACACTATCAAATCACCTAAAAGAACATAAAAGTGTGACTTAGATCACATATTTACAATATTCTATGTTTATATTGTGATCTATATCACACTTTTAGTAAAAATAATTTTATTTTATGCCAGAAAGTAGTCTTTTTTGCTTTTCTACATGGACATACAGACATTTTATAGGCATGTTTGCATAATTTTTGAGATTTAGCTCTCATTTTGCTCATCTTCAATTAAAAAAGAAGGCGGGGGAGCAAGGACTTGTCCTTGTTGGTGCTTAAATAACATAGAATCAACATCAGCACCTAGTTTCTCACCAATCAAAGCTAACATATCATAATTTCGCTGGGATTGGATAAATATTGCACCAACTAGCTCTCTTATATTATCTAATATATCCAGAATAGCGTCAGTATCGTCTAATTCGTCTTTTATATTACCCATTGCCTATAATCTCTCTTGTTATATGATCCCATTTTGAGCCTTCCATTCCCGCCGAATTATTAATTACCAGATCTCCGTCATCATTGGTTGTGGTAAATAGCCATTTTGCGGGGCTTAGAGGGCTCTTTCCGACGAGAACTCCATTACAGCTAATCTCTATATTAAAGTTATCCTCATCGTCGCTATGAGCCTCTATGTAGGCCTTTTCTATATTAATTTTTGCCATTGTTAGTCCATTTTTTCGGGCTCACTCAATTGCGCCTTTATAAGTTCAATTAAATTATTATATAGAGTAGAGCCTGCAGTATTTTTATAACCGCATGCATAGCAGTGTAGCACGATATTATCTTCTTCCAAGTTATGGGATAGCGGGAATATCGCTTCTTCTTGTTGATGCATAGGACAGGCGAGGAAGTTTACCTTCCCCGCCTGCGCTAATTGTAAATATTCTGAAAAGACTTGAATCCGCATTATGCAGCCACTAAGTTCGCCTTATTTAAAACAGAATTTACATACTGTGCAACAGTAGGATTTCCAGAAACTGGCTTGTTCCAAGTTTTCTTATTGTTTGCACGAGAAGGCATTAAATGTGATGCAATAACCTTTGTCCAGTCATGGTACTTTTTGTAGTTAAATTCAAGTTCATGAATTATTCTAGCGTCTTGTACCCATTCTGGGGCTTTGCATGGATTTTTGTAGCCCATGTAGTTATTCCATGTTTCTGGCATGTACTGGTATGCACCGCATGCACTGCTGGAATAAGACTTGCGATAATACGCTCCCGCTCCACCTGTTTCAGTGGATTTGAGTGCATTTGCTAATCTTGATATTATTACCCGCTTGTCTACTCTTGTTGTTTTTAGATTTAGCTCATGGCTATAATCGGGCATTTGAAAAGTGTCTCTAGAGGATAAATCATTAACTAAATAAAAAGTCTTTGTATGGACTTTTCTCTTTAATATATTATTATAATCTATATTAATCATATCTTTTATATTAACTAAGTTATTAAATTTATTAATATATAATATATTTTTATTATACACTATCGCTTCCTTCATTTGAGCGTGGGCTTCAGAATTAATTCCAAAAAGCAGTGTGATAATGCTCACATATACCATAACCAACGCTGTCCTTATCCTTACTTTGTTCTCATTGTTCATTTTGAACCTCCTGGGGTAAGAGTAGTATTATCCAGTCTATCATGATATACTATCAAAAACAAGTCAGAAAGAGTGTTATGCAAGTATCATTTACAGGTGCACCACAATACATGGATCGCAATGTAGGCTATGGTGAAGCGTCATTTCATATATTTAATTCATTTAAAAATCTAGGCGTAGAATGTTTAATTAAATCAAAAGAAACAAATATTGGTATTGCTTTTAATATGCCACATATGTACCTTTTTGGTAAAGATCAATATAAGATTGGTTATACACCTTGGGAATCTACAGAATTACTTTTTGGATGGCATCACGCTTTAGCTCATATTGATGAATTTTGGACAACATCTCCTTGGTGTGCAGAAATTTTTTCTAAGCACACAGATAAACCCATATTTGTATACGAGCATGGTATTTTAGATGATTGGATTCCTAAGAAACGCTCAATTGATTCATCCCGCCCATTTAGATTTTTACATGTTGGTGGTCCATCAGACAGAAAGGATGCACAACTAGTCGTTAATACTTTTGTTGAGCTTTATGGAGATAATCCAAATTACGAATTGATTTTAAAATGCACAAGAATGAATACAACAAGAGTTAAAGATCCAATTACAAAAGAATATGACGGAAGCCCAAACGTATTTTATAAAAATATTAAAATTATAGAAAGCAAATTGTCTCCAGAACAAATGATTGAATTGTATGACATGTGTGATGTTTTTGTTTACCCTAGTTGGGGCGAGGGATTTGGATTTAATCCATTACAAGCAATGGCTATGGGAATTCCAACAATATGTACAGAAGCTTGGGCAACATATGCAAAATATATCCATATGCCTTTAAATTCAACATGGTGGCAATCACCTTGGCCAGATATTCATCCAGGATTACTTTTGAAACCTGATGCGCTGCAATTAAAATTTTATATGGAAGATGTTGCTAAAAATTATGAAACATATTCTGATTTAGCATATAAGAATTCTTTTCTTATACATAAAGATTACAATTGGGACAAGGTCTCTAAACCTGCAGTTGAGAGATTGAAAAAAATTCAAAAAGACCATTTTTAAAATTCTAGTGTGGTACACTAGGAGTCTATCTAAAAATCTGAGGAGAATAAATTAAATGTCTAGAACTATTGAAAACCCGTATGAAAACTTTATTGCACTATCTCGTTATGCAAGATGGTTAGAAAGTGAAAATCGTCGTGAAACATGGGGTGAAACAGTAGATCGTTACTTTAATTTTATGCAGGGTCATCTTCGTGATAATCATGGTTATGTTGCAGATGATGCACTTGTAGCAGAACTTAAAGATGCAGTATTTAATCGTAATGTAATGCCTTCAATGCGTTCTGTAATGACTGCAGGTCCAGCATTAGAAAGAGAAAATGTTGCGGGATATAACTGTTCATTTATTCCAGTAGACAATGCTCGTTCATTTGATGAAGCAATGTATATTCTTATGTGTGGTACTGGTGTTGGATTTTCTGTTGAATATAAGTACGTTAATAAGCTTCCCTCCCTTCCAGAAACTTTAGAAAAATCAAATACTGTAATCAATGTTGGGGATTCAAAAGAAGGTTGGGCTAAAGCCTACCGTGAACTTCTTTCACTTCTTTGGGCAGGACAAATTCCACAGATTGACATTAGCAAGGTTCGTCCTTCTGGTGCTCGTCTTAAAACTATGGGCGGAAGATCATCTGGGCCACAACCATTAGTAAATCTTTTTGATTTTACAATCAAAATTTTTAAGGGAGCACTTGGTCGTCAACTTAAGCCAATTGAAGCTCACGATATTATGTGTAAAATTGGAGAAGTTGTAGTTGTTGGAGGAGTACGTCGTTCAGCATTAATTTCTCTTTCTAATATTAATGATATTGAAATGGCAGCAGCAAAAGCTGGTAATTGGTGGGAATCAAATGCACAACGTGCATTAGCAAATAATTCTGTTGCATATTCACGCAAGCCAGAGATGGCTCAATTTATAGCAGAATGGAAATCACTCTATGATTCAAAGTCAGGCGAAAGAGGTATCTATAATGTGGCAGCAGCACAAAAGCAAGCAGCCAAATATGGTCGTCGTTCTGAAGAGATTCATTATGGAACAAACCCTTGCTCGGAAATCATTCTCCGTCCTTATCAGTTTTGTAATCTTTCAGAAGTCGTATTACGTGAAGAAGATACACCTCAAACTGTTGCAAATAAAGTTCGCCTTGCAACAATTCTAGGAACATGGCAATCAACACTTACAGACTTTAAGTATATTCGTAAGATTTGGAAGGACAACACCGAAGAAGAACGCCTACTTGGAGTTTCACTTACTGGTCAATTTGGAAACAAATTCTTTTCTGGACAAGACGGAATGAATAAGCTTGGTGATACTTTAAATAGACTTCGTGAGTATGCACTTGCAACAAATATTGAAGAGGCAGAGAAAATTGGGATTCCCGCCTCAGCAGCAATCACTTGCGTAAAGCCTTCAGGCACAGTGTCCCAATTGGTCGGGGTATCTTCAGGAATGCATCCATGGCATTCAGAATATTATATTAGAACAGTTCGTGGGGATAAGAAAGATCCTATTACTCAATTTCTTAAAGATTCAGGTATTCCTGCAGAAGATGATGTAATGAAGCCACAAGATACAATTGTATTTTCATTTCCAGTAAAAGCACCTTCAAATGCTATTACTAGAGATAAAGTTAATGCAATTCAACAACTTGAGATTTGGCTTACATATCAACGCCATTGGTGTGAGCACAAGCCTTCTGTAACTATTACCGTTAAAGAAGATGAGTGGATGGAAGTTGGAGCATGGGTTTATAAGCATTTTGACGAGTGCTCTGGAATTTCATTCCTTCCATATTCTGACCACACATATGCTCAAGCCCCATATCAAGAAGTTGATGAAAATGCTTATAACGAGCTAGTTTCTAAGATGCCTACATCTATTAACTGGGAAGCATTATCACTATATGAATTAGAAGATTCAACAACTGGAACACAAGCATTGGCGTGTGTTTCGGGTGAATGCGAAATAGTAGATATTGGTCAAAGCTGATATAATATAAAAGGACACCAATCCACATAAACCCGCCCTCCTCCACAGGGCGGGTTTTCTATGTTTTAGAACCTTTAAATGGTAGAATGACTATGTAAATCTATATATATATTGGGGTGCATAAATGGCAATTCAAGAAATCAATTATGATATTATCCAAAATGATACGTGGTCCGTTGACATAACTGTAAAAGATTCAGCAGGAGCATTAATCAATTTCACTGGATACAATTTCCTAATGGAAGTAAGAGATAGAGAAGGCGGAAGCGTTTTATGTGCTACCGCAAGCCTAGGTAGCGGAATTACAGTTACTGGAACAGGCGTTATTCATGTTGAGTTAACCCCAGCTCAAACAAATAAATTTAATTTACCAAAATCTAAATATCAGATCATATCTATAGATGCAAGTTTAAGGCGTAAAACTCTTGTACAAGGATGGTTTCAGGTTAGGCCTAACACCATACTATAATGACAGATAATATTTATATTAATCAACAGAACAATGAAATAACTGTTGTAGAAACTAATAACGAAGTAATATTATCAACATCTGGATATCAGGGTCCAACTGGTGCACAAGGTGCACAAGGTTTTGGATATGCACAATTACAAGGAATACAAGGCGTTCAGGGTTTGCAAGGACCACAAGGTACGCAAGGCACACAAGGTGTGCAAGGCATGCAAGGTGTGCAGGGTACACAGGGCACACAGGGTGTGCAAGGCACACAAGGCATTCAGGGTGTTCAAGGAACACAGGGCGTACAAAGCACACAAGGTATTCAAGGTGTTCAAGGAACACAAGGTATTCAAGGTGTGCAAGGCACACAAGGCATTCAAGGTGTTCAAGGAACACAAGGTATTCAGGGCATTCAGGGTGTTCAAGGAACACAGGGCGTACAAAGCACACAAGGCATTCAAGGTGTTCAAGGAACACAAGGTATTCAAGGTGTGCAAGGCACACAAGGTATTCAAGGTGTTCAAGGAACACAAGGTATTCAAGGTGTTCAAGGAACACAAGGATTACAAGGAATTCAAGGCATACAAAGTATGCAAGGAACGACGGGAATTCAAGGTACTCAAGGAGTAACTGGAGCAAGTGGAGTATCCTCTAGCTATTTTGAGTATAAGATTGATGCAAATAGCACAACTAATGCACAGCCAGCAAATGGAGATATAAGATACAATAATGCTACTCAAATAAATTCTACTGCTTTATATATTAATCATTTAACAAGGCTTAGTATTGATATAGATATGTTCTTAGCGCTATTAAAAGTAAATGATAATGTATTTATTCAAGATCAAAATGATTCTAACAATTATCAAAAATTTATAGTAAGTGGAACTATTAATCCAGGAAATAATACCTATGTTCAAATTCCAGTAACATATGTAGAAGGATTAGGATTGGGTATTACTGGTTTTTCTAATAATCATCAAGTAATTTTAGTTACCACCGCCGTAGGTATTCAAGGAACAACTGGAGCGCAAGGAACACAGGGAACACAAGGTTTACAGGGTACGCAAGGTGTACAAGGCATTCAAGGTACAAATGGAATTCAAGGCTTACAAGGTTTTAATGGAATTCAAGG